TCTCTTTCATAAATTCTCTAAAGAGATTAGTCATTGCTTCAACGTGTAGCGACTCATCTCTTATACTGTAAGTTACTATCTGTCCCATACCTTTCATCTTACCGAACCTTGGAAAGTTTAATAAGATTGCAAAGCTACTAAATAATTGTAGTCCTTCGGTAAAGGCTGAGTAGACTGCTAAGGTTTTAGCTATACTTCTTTTATCTTGTCTTGTGGTTTTAATATCATTAATGTATTCATGCTTGTCAGACATCTCTTCATACTCAGCAAAAGCTTTGTATTCATTGTCAGGCATACCAACAGTATCAAGTAATAAACTATAAGCATGTTGATGGATAGACTCCATGTTTGCAAAGGAACCCATCATCATACGAGCTTCTGGCTTTTTAAATATTCTCATGTATCTATCAATGTAACCTGCACCAACATCAACATCTGACTGAGTAAACAATCTGAAGATTTGTGTTAGTAAGTTCTTTTCCACATCCGAAAGGTCTTGCCAGTCTTTAACATCTGTATGTAGTGGCACGGACTCTGGCATCCAATGCATTTGATTTTGTAGAACGTAGTAATCAAACATCCATGCATCATCAAACGGTTTATAGTATTCTCTATTATTTAGTAAACTCATAATCTAACTCCCTTAATATTTTAATGTACTCTTGTGCTTCCGCATATTCTTTAAATAACTTATCAATAGTCTCAACCACATCAGGGTGGTCAGCTACTGCAACAGGATTCGTAATGTATAGCTTAAGATTAGTCTTAGCTATCTTTTGTTGTGCTGAGTATTTTTCATACAAAGCTTCAAATAATTCATTATTCATTTTCTAATTTCTTAGCTCCTTTTTTCATTTCATCCCACACTGTTATGGGTAACTTAATGTTCTTATTAAATAATTTAAGATAAGCATACTTAGTTTTTTCTGCTACCTCTACTACTTTATAACCAGACTTGACATGAGGGTGTTCATAGCCAGTAAAATAAACTTGATATTTATTATCACTGATTCTTCTTTTATCAAACATAGTCATCTGCCTTGGCCTTTATATTTTTTAAAACTTCTTCGTTTTTGTTTGTTCATCGTAGCTGTTGCTAAGTTGCCTTGTCCTTGAGAAGTCTTCTTACCTCTAACACCTGTCACAGGGACATGGTTTTTAGTTGAAGCCCATCTAGTTGCCATTAACCCTCACAAGCTATACAACCCTCATCAAGTTTGATACGAGGTATTTTAATATTAACATTCTCTGCATTCCTTGCAGCATTAGACCTAAAGTAATATAAAGACTTAAGCTTACAAGCTCCATACCAATGCACATCATTAACATACTGCATGTAATCATCATGGACTGCTTGAGGCTCAGTAGCTTTAGGTAAAATAAAAAATAAATTTACTGATTGCGACTGACAAATAAAGTCTTGTCTTTTGTAAGCATGTTCTACTATCCAAATCTGGTTTATCTCATTGGCCGTTTTAAATAGTTCTTTCTCTTCAGCTGTCAGGATATCTAGATGTTGTACTGACCCATCATAACCGGCTATATCTTTCCATAGCTCAGTTAGCTTCTTACCTTTCAAGCCTTTAGATTTTAAAAGCTTTTCTAGATATTTATTTTTAACTTGGTAACTACCTGAAAGAGTTTTGTGTGTATAAACATTAGCCCTGTATGGCTCAATCGAAGGAGATGTTCCACCACAAATAATACTAGAAGAGGCATTAGGAGCAACAGCGAGAAGGTGAGCATTACGAAGCCCACTACCAGAGATATCAGGAGCCTCTCCCCGTGACTCAGCAAGTCCTTGAGAAGCCTCCAGAGCTTTTGTCTTGATATGTTTAAATGCTTTGTGGTTGAAGCCAGTAGCATACATACTTTCAAAAGGTATTTCTTTAGATTGGAGGTAAGCATGGAATCCCATCGCACCCAAACCAATCGACCTTTCTCGATAAGCTGAGTAAACTGCTTTAGTAAAACCTTCTTTCCCTTCTTTAATGTGTTTGGTAAATCTTTTAAAGTTGGCATTGTATTCTCCTAGTTGTGTGGTGTCGACAGCATTATCAATAAAGTGCTGTAAGACATTGTCTAGCATAGTAACTAAATCATTAATAAAATTTTTATTCTTAGACCATTTATCGAAGTGTTCTAAATTAACTGAGGATAAACAACAAACTGCTGTTCTCTCCTCGTTAGTTGGTAAAGTAATCTCAGAACATAAATTACTCTGTCTGATAGAAAGACCTAAGTCTTTTTGTTTTTGTGGTAAAGCTTTGTTACAAGTATCTATGTTGACGATGTAAGGCTCTCCAGTTTCTGCTCTAGCATTTAATAGTTGCCACCATAAATCTCTAGCACTAATAGTTTTGATAGCTTCATTAGATTTAGGGTCTATCAATCGCCACTCTTCATCATTCTCAACAGCTTGTAAGAATTCATTATTAATGTTGACTCCATTGTGTAGGTTCAAACATTTTCTGTTTATATCACCACCAGATTCTTTTCTCATGTTGATGAACTCTTCAATCTCTGGGTGCCAAATGTTCATGTAAGCAGCATAGCTTCCTCGTCTAGTAACACCTTGATTAAAGGCTAACATTTGAGAGTCTACGACATGCATAAAAGGTATCGAACCAGTAGACTTACTACCGTGAGCAGTAGATACCCCGTTACTACGCACATCTCCCCAATATCCACCAATGCCTCCACCCGAACTAGCCAACCATATATTCTCATCATAATGAGATGAGAGACCAGTTCTGCTGTCAGGAACATAATTAAGGAAACAACTAATAGGTAGCCCACGAGTTGTTCCCCCGTTACTAAGTATAGGAGTGCTAAACATGAACCAACAACGGGAACTGTAATCGTAAAGTCTCTGAGCCAGTTCAAAATCTGTAACTCCTTTGAATGTTGCTCCGAAAACGGAGGCTCTTGCGAAGGCTTCTTGGGCATGTGTTTCTTCTCCTGTAAAATATCTATCCTTTAAAGTATCTAAACTAAATTTATCTAAAAGCTTTTCATTATCATAGTTAATCTTAATGCCTAGATATTCTTTTGCTCCTACTTTATCTTCCATTGTTTTCCTCTACATATAAACCGATAATGCCATAATGTATTATCTTAAGTAGTTCTTTTTTCTTTTCATCTTTCTTACCACATCTCATAGCATACTTCATAATATTACCAATACTAAAACCTTCACCGTGTCCGGCATCTATAATCATATCAGTAGCTTGATACTTACCTTGTGAGTAGTGTTGGTCGTAAGTAGAATCAATATAAGCTTTTATTTCTTGTAAGATTTTATCTTCATTAAACTTATATCTGATGGTCATGTTGTTATATCTTTTAAGGTTATGTTTGGGTTTCTTTTAACTTGTTTATAAAACCAACGTAAAGAATAAGCACTCAACATCATTTTATTGTTAGCATAAATATGAGTTTGTTCAGGTAGAAACTTATCTAAGTTCTTGGTTGTTATTTTAGTTACATCTTCTCCGTCTGGTACCATAGTCTTTAACCATTCTACTAGAAGTAACTTACTTTTTTGTCTTAATTGTTTAGCTTTCTTGCCTCTCATAATACCTCTTCTACATTAGGTTCTTTTACTACTTTTGTCAAATAAGTTAGACCTTTAGCATAAGTAAAAACACGAAGCCCTGCTCCGTCATTGGAGTCAGACCTGCATTTAAATTTATAAGGACAGAAAGTACACTCTTTAGGTAGCTTCATGTTGCCAGATTTACCTTCAGATACTTCGTTAAAACAATAATCAGGAGGATAATCTGATTTAATAATTTGTTTTACCTTATCTATTTTATCTTTTATATTAGGTTTGTCAAGGTCTTGCGGTCTAAAAAGAGCTAATTCTCCTGTCTCTTTATTGAAAGCAAGAAAGCCACCGTTAGATGTCTTCTCTGCTTCTTCATAACCAGCAAGTTGAGCTAAGTAACCAAAGCTATCTTGTTCAGGTAAAGTACCTTCTTTAAACTTTCTGAAAGCATAACCAGAAGCAGTCTTAATATCTACAACTTCGCCGTCAATCTTACAATCCATGTGACCTTTGATACCTTTAACTGAGACTTGTTTCTGCTCTCCAGTAACTTTATGTCCGGCTAATTTAACAAAGAAGATTAATAAAGCTTCTAAAATATGGCCGTACAAAAACTTTATAAAGGTGACTGGCTCCATTTTACTTGAGCCGTCCCTCTCTTCATGCATGTCATACCAAAGCTGTCTTTGTGGTTTACCTATGTTAGACATTCGTAAGGTTTGACTAGTGGCTTTATTCCTTTTAACCGGAGTTGCCCATTCTTTGACAGCAGATACAATATCAATGCCTAACTCTTTAAGAAGTTTGTCTGAGATTTTTATTTTCTCACCATCAGAAAGAACTCCGATAGTGTTATAGATATCTTCTACTAAAGTATCTAGTGATTTATTTTTCTTGCTCATCTTCTAGTTCCTTAAAAGCTTTTATAACATCAGATGAAAAAAGTTTTTGTAAGTTTATTAAATACATTCTACTGGCATTATGGTCGCCACCAGAAACAGTTTTGAAAGTGTCTAGTTCTTTGACAATAGTTTTAAGCACATCAGTATGAAAAACTAAAGTGCAATACTCTTTATCACCAACACAAAGATGATGAAACCAATAGTCTGATTCAGTCGCTTCAATACCGGAAGGTTTACCATAGCTCTGATATTCAATAGCTATGTTACCAGTCTTCATCCACATACCTCGTTCAGATTTAACTTCAATCTTTTTGTTGAAGAGCATCTCTGCGACTTTCTCTTCTCTGATACTGCCATACTCTAGGTCAATATCAAACTTCTTTCGGTCTTTTTTAGTGGGTTTCACTCCAGTTATCTCCAACTTTAAACTCGCCATCAAGGGGACACCGCATGTTAAAATACTCTCCGGCATCACGAATACTTTCAACAGCTAACTGTCCCGCCTGATTTGCTTGATGTTCTTTTACTTCTACTTGCCATTCATCGTGGATGTTAGCAACGAACTTAAAATCAATGTTACAAGTTTTAAGTTTATCATACAACAAGTTCAAAGCTTTCTTCATTACGATAGCTCCTCCCCCTTGTAGTAAAGTATTTAAGGCTGCATGTTTGTGCCTTAAAAATATTTTTCTACCGTCTAATCCTTTAAGGAATCCTTTTTGAGCTGCTGTGTCAACTCTTGTCTTAAGAGCCTTAAGTGTTGGTAAACTAGTAAGAAACTGTTCTCGCAGTTGTTTACCATCTGCTCTATTTCCTTCAACGATGCTTCCAATTTTTTCATCTCCGGCTCCGTATATAAGTGCATAGATGAAAGTTTTAGCCTCATCTCTTGATTTAAGTCCAGCAAACTGCTGATTAGTTGTGTGAATGTCTCCGTTGATAATTTCATTTATGTATTCCTCATCTGACATGTAGTGGGCTAACATTCTTAACTCCAACCCTGAAGCATCTATACCCACTAGTTTATATCCTTCAGGCACAGTCCAACAAGCTCGACATTCCTTACCATAAGGACTGTAAACTGCAGGAACCTGAGCCATGTTAGGGTTTCTGTGTGTCATCCTACCAGTAATAGCTCCGGTAGAAATAACAGCACCATGAACTCGATTGTCTTTTTTAATACTATCAATCCATGATTCAATTTGGCCTACTCTTTTCTGTAATAATAAATATTCAGCTATGAGTTGAGCCTCTTTGATATGTGCTATTTTACTTAAAGTACCTTCATCAACAATAGGTTGTCCAGTTGGGGTAAACCTTTTAGGTTGCCAACCAAAGTCTATTAGGTACTCGCCAATCTGCTGACGAGAGCCGAGATTAAATTCTCTAAGTTCTTTTCGTGTGAAAGGAGTAGTGTCATTCTTTTCAAACCTTTCCTGATACTCAACGGAGGTAAGACCAGACTTAGATAAGGTGCCATCTTTTTTTAACTTAGGTGTAACTTCTTTAACAGGAATCCACTTAGGTTTAAAGGTAGCATGAACTTCATTTTCTACTTCTTTCTTTCGTTTATTTAAAGAACTTAATAAATCTATTGCTCTTCTCTCATCAAACAAAAAACCATTTAGTTCTTGTTCTATTAATATCTGTGTGGTTTTATGTTCTATTAATACTGATTCTTTAGAGAAACCCACACTATCTTTCCTTAGTTTCTCTAAAACTTTCTTGTTTAACCTGACATCTTGAATACAGTAATCAAGCATTTCATTACTGTACTCAGTAAACATCGGAGCAGTTGACTTTGGGCAGTTGAGTTTCCATCCCCACTTTTCTAGGCTATGTCCTCCTTCCCTAGTAGGATGTAATAGTCTTGATAAGGTCAAGGTATCAATAATATTAGCATGAGTAGATAAATCTATCTGCTTAATCCTATCTATAGCTGGAATATCAAAGCCTAAGATATTATGCCCAACTAAGGTATCAGCGGATTTTAAAAACTCAATGCCCTCGTCAATGCTTTCTGGTTTGAAGGTATACACTTTATCAGCTTCATCAATAGCAACAATACACCAAATTGTAGAGGCCGGTGGTAAGTTTGTGACCTCACCAGTCTCATAATCTTTTAGAGCAGATTCCCAAAGTAATCCATTTGTTTCTATGTCAAATACTAATTCCATTAAAATGCAATAGAGGTCTGCTTCTCTGTCATACTAAATTCAGTATCAAGATGTTCAGACAATCTTCCTGTTTCTTTATCGTAAATTAAAGCAGTTGCCATACCGACATCTCCAGTATACCTAGACTTTAAGATTCTAAGTCTAGTAGTCCGTGCTTCTTCAGGGTCATCGGACTGTTGATTCCTTTCTAATGCTATCACACAATCACTTAATTGTCCAATACTATTAGACCCTCTTAAGTGTGAGAGTGAAACTTCAATACCATTCTCATGGCCTCTGTTCCCATCTACTCTTCTCAGGTGTGAAACTAAGATAATACCAGCTCCAGTTTCTTCTACTAAACTTCTGAGTCTAGTCATAATATTATCAATGGCTCGTCTTTCATCGCCTTCCTCTAAAGAACTGACCAACATGTGAAGGTGGTCTACTATAACCCACTTACAATCACAACCAACAATCAAGTATCTAAGCTTAGCAAAGATATCATCTATCTGATTAGTACCGAAGTGAGCATGAATAAAAACCTTGTCATCTTTAAATATCTTATCAAACATATCGACTAAAGTAGAGTCATCAAACTTCTCTCGTTCTTGGTCAACATACAATCGAGCATTAGCTTCAATAGATAGAATACCATCTACTGTTCTTCGCCAGTCTTCTTCAAGTGCTATGATACCAACATTGTCGTCTGTCTGTTTGACTAACCAATGTTCTAGCTCTCTCGTGATACTAGACTTACCAAGTCCTGTCCCACCCGTTAAAGTTACCAACTCGCCTTGTCTCATACCATATAGTTTTTCATTTAGTCCCGCCCAAGGATAAGGCACAGACTCTTTCTTCTCTCTATCTAAAAAAGAATCTTTCTTCTCTGATACTCTAATGATACCACTAGGAGTATAGAGTTTAGCATCCCACCAAGCACTAACAAATTCTTTGTACTTGCCTTTAAGAAGCATATCATTAGCATCTTTGTAACCATTAGGTAAGGTGACTATCTTAGCCTTGCCGGGTTTAAGAATACTAGCAACCTTCTTAGCTGACTCAATGCCTTGCCTGTCTTTATCAAAACAAATGACAATGTTATCAAAGCTTTCTATGTATTCTAAGTTCTCTTTAATATCTTTAACTGCTCCAGAAGCTCCTCTAATGATAGAGGTAACTGCCCATTTACTACCGAGTAATTCGTAAGCCGACATCGCATCACATTCACCCTCAGTAATAGTTAAATATTTACCACCCTCTTTAAAAAGTTGTTGGCCAAACAAACCAACCCCTTGTGGACTGACATCGTAACTAAACTTTTTATCCCTAACGTATCTAATCTTATTAGAAGTTAGTTCGTTATTAATATACAAAGGATAAATATGTTGTGCTATTTGACCAGCACTATCATAAACAGTTTTAACTCCATACTT